CTGACCCTTCCATCCTTGACAAGCCGGCGATCTATGTGATCAAAGGATTCCCAAAACGCGAGACACTCCTTCGGTCGGCGCAGGGCGAGTTTGAAGACTTCGACCCGCGCTGGATCCAAGGGTTCAGTGACGAATTCCAATGCCTCACTGGGCCCTGGGAGGTAGCGTTTTCTGAGCGAATCGCTAAGATCTGGAATGCCGACCACGTCATCTACTACCCTTGCCATGCAACGGCTGAGGAGTTGGGTGACTGGCTTGAGAGTGATAGGAATGACGGTGAATTGGTCGTCGAGGGCGACGAGAACCGCTATGACGTGCATGTGCACATGAAGGCACTCCACCTGTTGACCCGGATCAGGGCTCGGTTTGGTGTGCCGCGATATGTGCAACGCGCGTTCAAGCGTGTTGATGGCACCAAGCGCGGTTATGGGCGCTTCGTTGCCTACCTCGTCCGCGCCACTAGAGCGAGTGGCGATTGCCGCACCAGCATTGAGAACAGCATCCTCAAGGGGTTGATGGTGCTGTACTCGGCCTGCCGTGCTTGGGGATTCAATTGCCGAGTCCCGCATGCCGGCCGCGAGTGTTCGACTCTGCCCACCGTACGCTACGCCCGTGACGCCCGCGTCCGAGCTAAGATTCGGGGTGATGACTCTGTCAACAAGATGGGTGACTGGTCCGCTGTGCAACGCGACCTGTTTGTCCCTCTTGCTCGACGTCTGGGGTTTAGTCTTGAACCAAAATTCCACACCGACCTCAACTTCGTCACTTTTTGTTCCGGCCGTTATTGGCCAACGTCGTCCCGCCGCGTCTGGGGGCCAATGCCCGGCCGTGCGTTCTGCAAGATGTCTGTCACGCTGTCTAACCCGCGTGACACACTAGCACACATCCGTGGTGTCGCGGAATGTTACTTGCAGGAATCGTCGTATGTCCCCTTTTTACGACCCTGGATCGACATGCTACTCCGGAACACCCGCGGCGTCCGTGGCGACTCAGCTCGCATCTGGCGCTATCGGGCCGCATCTAGCCATGAGCCTAGCCCTGAGTTGGCTGCCATGGTGCAAGCGGTCTATGGCCTCGAATTAGGAACATCGATGGCCGCTTTGACCGACTTGTGTGACGCGGTTGTTGCTCTACCGTGCTTGGTCAACGACGAGGTTATTGCAACCCTCGTCCGCATTGACATGCAGTAGACGTGGTTGGCGCCTTCACTTGAAATAGGGGTTGGGAAACCCGGCGCCATATGACCCAGCGTGTGAAAAACAACACCTCAAACGTTTATCGTTCATGCAATGTCCTGGCGCCAACATTTCTTCGACCTCGCCGCCCGGTATGGCTATGAACGTGCCCCCCACCTCGTCCAGGCCTACCATGACTGGTGCGAGTCCGACCCCA